TCATTCCAGGATTTGAATTTATCATAGACTGAATTTGAAGTTCAATTCCCTGCAGTTTTGTTTCTCTGGATTGTAGACCGCCATAGTATTTAGCAGGAGACAGAAGTAAATTGCTACGAACTCTTTTACCTAAAGTTTCTATTTGTAAGGTTCTTTCCGCATCGCTTAAATGATCATAATTGGAGGCTTTTAATTTCATCGTAAGTTCGTTTGTTCTTCTAGTTACTTCATTATCTATAGCTTTTGTTTCGTTTGATGCTTTTAATTTCAAAGCATCTCTTTTAGCTTGAGCTATTTTATTAGCATTTAAAGTAGATTGTAATTTCTGAATGGAAATGTAGTCTTTTAAGTCTTGCCTTCTAGCTAGTTCCTTCGCTGCTAGACCTTTTTCCAATCCCTGTATTGCACCTGTTACCCATGCTGAAACCATATTAATCCTCCGATTCTACAAAACTATCATCTAATTCAACGCTAACAAAAATAGGTTCAGGTTCAAAAGAAGGTGCGGATTTCCACGACTCTGGAACTTTTGTTTTCATTATTTCTGCTCGCTTTCTCAATTCCAATATATCATCTTCAATGAAAGAGTCTGCTTCAATTCTATTAGCTTCCGTAAGCAAATCTATTTCGGAAGTAACTTTTTGAAGTTCATTTATTTGTGGGTTATCCATGAAATATTTGTTAGATATTTCTGCCACTAAATCCTCTGTCTGTTCTCTGGTCATTTGACCTTTTAAGCCAGCCATAAATATAGGCTTTAATCCAGGTATTAGTTCGCTATACACTTGCTGTTTCCCTAACCATTTTTGACTTGTATTCTGAATATCAGGGTCAGGGTTGGTGTAATCAATACCAGCTTCCCTAGCAAAGTCTTGTCCACGTTTTGATAGAGAGTCTCCACCCATAACTGATCTTCTTGGGTCTTGTTCATATATAAGGTTCATTCCTGTAATTTCATCTGTAAATCTAAAGTTGGTGTTAGCTTCATCAAGAACAGGGGAAGTTCTTTTACTTCCAGCCATTTGTAACTCACCAGGAACGAAATTATATCGAGCACTACCTGCTCTATTTCTAATTTCTTCTGCTTCATCTCTAGCCCTATCTCTTTTCTTTTTTGCCTGACCAATAGACATCAAAGCCAGTGGAGCACCTATCGCACTACCAGCCAATGCTGAAGTTAGTGCTTTTCCTGTGGGAAGAGTTTGTGTCGCTAACATTTCAGCAAGAGCAAGAGGTCCTACTCCACTTTGAGCCATTATTTGAGGACCAAGGAAAGAAGCTGGAGCATCAAAAACTCCTTTGAGTCCCTTAGGATTCAATGCAGCCGATATCGCTAACCCTATCCCTGTATCTACAATATTTCCAGGAACTACGTCAGATATTCCTTTTAACGCATCTTGTATACCTGAACCTAGTGAACCTAGAGATGAACCTAGAGAGGGAGCATACTCATCGGCAAATTCTTCAAAAGTTGTTTGTAGTCCATCTTGAAAATAATCAGCATCCATCGCAGCTTCCAAAGCTGCATCAGGAACGTAGGGACCACCAGAATCTCTAAACGCACTATATATATCTTTAGGCTCTCTATATGGTCCACCTTCTGGTTGAGCAAGTGAAGGTTTTTTAAATATTTCTTCAACAGGGAGTTCTCGCATTTTTGGAACCTGACCACCTATATCTTGACTTCCTCCTTCCAAACTACCAAGACGACCTGCTTCTTCAATGTCTATAGTCTCTCCAACCCTTGGCATATTCCTAATTGCTGCTTCTTGTTCAAAGGTCATTTCACCTAATTGACTTGCTAACCTTGCTTCTTGTTCTATAGGAGTTTCAGTGTAGTCTGCAGTTCTAGTTTGTGGCAAAGGTCTTACTTCCTGACCATCTCTCATCAAAACTTCTTCTCTATAAACAGCATCTCTCATCATTTGATTTTGTGGCAACTGAGGAATGACTTGGCCATCTCTTATTATATTCCCTTGTGCGTCTGGAGTGTATGATACGTTTTTTGTTGACTGATCAATAGATGATATTTTTTGTGGCTGACCAACAGGTTCAATTTGTTGTTTTACAGCTTCTTTTTTAGTTACTTCTCCCCCAAACAATCCTGATAGAGCACCTCCTATTTTTTCAAGAGCAGAATCTATCGCTTTAATAGGTGCTCCCAAAATACCTTCCTTCGGTATGATGGAAGATATAACAGCCCCTGCAATACCACCTTTGGCAAGTTGATTTGCTCTCTCTTCACCAACTGCTGCCTTTAACACGAAACTAGGTTGACCTATTCCCATTTGTTTTGATAAAGCAGCTCTTTTTTGAGGGTCTTTTTCGTTAGCTAAAAGAAGTTGTTGCATGGCAGTGGGTTGACTTCCAAATAAGGCTTCGTTGACTCCTCCCTTGCCAGTAACCATATTCATTAAAGAAGAGCCTGTTTGCTGTCTCATTAAATCTTCTCTAGCCCTTTCTTGCTGTCTGTATGCTTCCTCTTTCTCATACCTTCTTCGAGACTCCTGTGCCCTATCTTGAAATCTTTTCTGAGATATATCTCCCATAGCAACTCTAGCTTTTATGGGATCAATTTTTGCCAGAAGTTCAGCATTTTGTATCGCTTGCTGTCTCTGTAACCCTGCCTGACCAATATCTTCTAGCTGTAAACCTGATCCGTATAAGCCTCGTCTAGTCATAGGTTGTGCTGCTTGTCTTATTACTTCAGGTACACCTTCTCGTAATTGTTGTGCTTGGAGTTTTCTCTGTTCTCCAATTACACTGGGCAATTCACCATACGCTTCTGGAACGTATGACATCCACTCATCACCAGGTTTGTCTTCGTATTGAGGCACTCTAGTAGGTGTAGGAGTTACCCCTGTTGAAGCAACAGTTTGAGCTGCCTGTTCTAAATTGTTTATAGCCATTATTTTCCCCTATGCAACTAAATCATATCTCGGAAGTTCATTCTTCCATACGCCACCCATAGTAGCGTTCATTACTTTAATTCCTTTAGTTTCTTTAAGTAGAACACCTTCTACCTTATAAAAATTTGGATCGCCTTGATTGTGACAACGAACAACCGATAATCCCTTATCCCTTAACTCATCTGCTATCCCCACAATCGCTGTTCGGTACATCATTCCAGTGATATACCAAAGCTGTTTCCCATTGTGATAACTGATAGGTTGCTTGTTAATCGCTTCTTCGTGGTCAAAATCTTTCAATACATATTTATCATCAACGTAATCGTATTGATCTACTCGGTATCTTCCATCAGTGAAGGTCTGATCTAATCCTGTAATGATAATCGGATCACAACCCATATAGGCTGCCAATCGAATAGCATTGGGGCCTACCGAACCACTAGTGGGAATACCTACATAGTCTCGGTACATATACCACATATACTTCTTAAACCATGCTTCCTCTGGATCGAAAGCACTGAATCCATATACATCACCTTTCGTCTTCCAAAACTCCACCATGTCTGGCAAAACAAAGGTTGCACATATCAGTTTAATGCCATCTATGGGAAGGTTCCCTATTCTCTCAGACCGATATTGTCCATCAAATACGTGTACGTAGTCTGGTTTAATCCCATTCTTTAATAGCAGGCTCATGGAACTATTGGTACTGATAACCAATCCATCAAAGTTCTTTATATGAGGAATGGTATCTTCTAAACTAGGACCTGACCCTGTAATTAATGCTGGCGTTCCCTTGTGTGCCATGAATAAGTTAGCGAAGTTTTCTTTTTCGCCTAGCAGTTTACTTCCATAGTTGGTAGCAGTATTGGATACCCATTTGTGTAACCAACCTTGCATTATCTTTTCGTTCCTAGCTTTTAACTGTTCCTTCTTTAGAAGACCTGCATTATCCATATAAACCTCTTGGGCGGTTAATCGTGATTCTTATCTTTAATTTGATCAACCAATATGCCATGTATCTTTCCTACTTTATCTGCTATAGACCTCTGTCTCATGTCCATACTCTGTACCATTTTCTCATTGGAATCGACACGCACTTCCAATTTTCTACCTTCTGGTAAAGGGTAAGCATATAATTGCAATACAATATATAAACCACCTATCAATGCTACAAACGCACTTATGCAAACCCCTAAATTATTCATTCTATAGTCCTATTTGATAAATAACGATACCAGTGATGATACCGATAACGACTGCGACAATGCTACACGTACATGGAAATTTGCAGTTGCAGTTCATAATTTATTCCCTTTATTCTGGTTTCGGAAAATCAGTTCGTACTTTATTGTAAGCCTCTATATATGCCATCCATTTATCGCTTCTAGTTAAGATTTCTTTCTCAGTATATGCTTCCACGAAATCACTAAACGTAGGATACGCATTTTTTCTATTTCTCTTATACTCGTCATTGGTATATTTAGACTCTAACTCTGTTTGTTTATCTAATATTTGTTGGTTGGTAATGTTATTGGGATTGCCATCTTCCCATCTTAACCCTGATATTTCTTGACCTTGCATGGTTACTACTGCATTGGAGTCTAAAGCTAAAATTGCATCAATAATATCTATCATATCTATGCTCCTATCTCAGAAAGAACCATTGACGCTTTATGTGGTTGATTTTGATTAAGTTTTCCAGTTCCACCAGTAACACGAATCATCACAGTGTACGTTGCGGTAACATTTGTATTTGGTGAATCCACAGTAAAACCAGCCATCGGAACATGAAGGTCAAAGTTAGCCCCATCTTGTTCAATGTATACGCCACCAAATCCATCATCTTCTCCAGATATATTGGTTCCCGTTGTGGTTCCACTTGTAAATCTGAATATAGTCCAATAAACCCAATTTCCTCTAGTACCACCTATATTAATATTACTAGCTAATCCAATATTTATTACGGAAGCAGAACTTGCTGGTAATATATCTAAAGTTAATGAAGTTGTTACGAAAGAAGCACTGGTTGTCTGCGTTTCAGTAGTTGTGGTAGTGTGAGCAACTTGCAACACCTTTCCCAAACCACGACCACCTACTACCAAATCTCCCAATGTAGCAGTTGCACTTACAACAAGAGAAAGCATAGTTGACGTAGCAGAGACAAGTAACGAATTTGTTATCGCAGTTCCACTATTGATAATATTACCCAACGTAGCAGTTCCACTTATTACTATATTCGATAAGGTAACAGTGTTACTTACTTTCAAATCACCAACTGTAGCTGTGCCACTCACCACGATTGTTTTCAGAGTAGACGTAGCTGATACGACTAGAGTGTTTAGTGTCGCTGTGGCTGCTACGACCATTGTATTGATTGTCGCAGTAGCGGTAACGACTAGCGAATTACCCACTATTGTTCCACTCGCTTTTATATTTCCAAGTGTTGCTGTTCCTGATACGACAATCTTAGAGAGGGTAACAGTATTTGATACCTTTAAATCTCCTACTGTAGCTGTTCCACTTACTACGATTGTCTTTAAAGTTGATGTCGCTGAAACTACTAACGTATTTAAAGTTGATGTCGCTGACACAACTAATGAGTTCAATGTTGCAGTAGCGGATATTAATAATGAATTACCTACCACTGTTCCACTCGCTATAATGTTGCCTAACGTAGCAGTACCTGACACCACCAAACTTGGTAGCGTTACTGTATTGCTAACCTTCAAGTCTCCTATCGTAGCAGTTCCACTTACAACTATTGTTTTTAATGTAGATGTAGCCGATACAACCAAGGTATTGATTGTCGCTGTGCCACTGGCAATAATGTTACCTAATGTAGCTGTGCCTGATACGACTAAGTTCGGTATGGTAACTGTGTTGGATACTTTCAAATCTCCCACAGTCGCAGTGCCACTACATACCAGACCACTTATCGTAGCAGTTCCTGATACGACCAATGTACCTAGCGTAGCCAATGCACCCAATGTCGCAGTACCTGACACTTTAAGATTGCCGACAGTAGCACTAGCTATGACAGTCATTTTGCCTATTTCGGCAACTCCGCCACTAGCGGTGATAGTTACTGTAGCAGAACTACCTACAGCAATCGTTTGTGTTGTTGTTCCCAATGTAATAGTGGAAGACAAAGACATAAGTACATTCTTAGAGAATGAAGCTGTAGTTGCAGAGGCAAGATCAAGTTTAGAGGCCTTGATTGCTGCCGAAGAATCTATGTTGTCGTTGTCTATGTTTCCATTAACGAGACTATATAAAGTTGTCTCGTTGTCTGTAACTTCGGCTGGTTGAATAACATCACCAGCAGTGTAAGTGTAAGGGCGAGAAACTGTTCCCATAATAACTCCTAACTTGATCCAATAACTAAATAATTAAATGCCACTGTTGCACTTGTAGTGTAAGTGAAAGAAGCAGTAGCTTTTGTAACTGTTGCACTTCCTGGTTCTGCTAAAGGGGTGATATTTACAATGTAATCTGTCGATTTAATTTTAGATAATGTAGTTCCAGTATTCGAGGTAGCTGATCCCCATTCCATATTTGTATCTAAGAAATGGTAGATACCCATAACATTATCGTGTAAAACTCTTGGTGCAAATTGGTCATTTAAGTCCTGTATAAACAAAGGCTTACGAAGTTTTTTAGATGACATTATTCAAATCGCCTCAATCCTGGTAGAACTTGATATCTCAAAACCCAAGTATCAATACGCCATGAAGGGTCTTTACTGGAATCGGAAAACTTTATAGAAAGTGCTTCACTTCGGTTTGATAAAGATAATCGTTTAATAACCGATATCGCTGCTCCCCATAAATCTTCTCCCCATTTAGAGACTCCCCAATAGGAAGCAAACCCTCCTGTCGCTAAAGTAATTGTATCTGCGGTTATGAAACTACCAGCCCAATTCTCTGCGGTACTGATAGTTACAGTTCCACTGGAAGTCTGTCCGACAATGGGAATAATTTCTCTCCATCTCTTTGTTACGTCTGGCATATTTGCATGAAATGGACCTGTCTGATATCGAGATACAATAGCGTTTCCATCATTGGCATCATTAGAGGAATCTCCATCTGCATCTCCAACTTCTAACCTACATAGATGACCATCATAATCACCTGCATACAACACTTCTTGATCGTCTTCCACTGCAACAGATAGGTAAGCAAAGTTTCTGTCATATTCATCTACAGTCCATGCACCTATAGGTTGGTTTGTCTTAGGGTCTGGTGTTCTTAAATCATAGTTGTAATTTAATATGAGACTATTTTGGGTTTCATTTTTTTGTGCAACTAAAAAACTTACCCTAGACTGTGATGCAATATTTACACCTTGTATATTGTCAAATTTTGCTAAGTTAATGTTAAAGAAGTCGCTGGTATTGGCAAGAGGTCTTTCTATTCTGTTCGATATAATGCGTGTATTAACTCCATCAAACTCGTAGAAATTCTCTCTCCAAGGCCAGACTATTAAGTTTCTATTCGCTACGTTGACTATGCTTCTTTGATTCGTAGCCCCTACAGAAAGCCTAACTGCATCCATTCGGACATCATCCCTATCGTGACCTGAAACACGATACATTCTATCTGTGGTAAAGATAAACAAGTCATCGTATAACGTAGTTGCCCCAATAGTCTGTCTATCCGTAGGAAACCGATCAGAATTTCTCCACTGTGCAGAATCACCTTGATGTGATATTTCAAAGTTACTTCCCCTCGCTGGTATCTTTAAAGCAACAGCGTGTCTATTCCAGTCACTTACCACTTCTGCCAAAGGAGCAGTCGCTGTGTTTAAATCAGTACAGGCGGTAGCGGAACCATCCCATTGTAATATGTTAGAACCACCATCAGACGCAATCATCAATAAATCGTTAGACACAGCGAAGGTTACATCACCACCTGAAAATGTTCCTGAAGGAGTAATGGAAGTGAACGTATTTGTTCCAGCATCTTTTTTATATATCTTATTCGCAACGCTACCACTATTCACACATACAATTAAGTCTGAGTTTCCAGTAAAACGTAGATAATTAAAAACGCCAGTGATAGTTCCAGAACCGACAAGGCTAGCTGTATTAACAACATAATATCCTTTTCTCTTTCGTATTCCACCTGTAGGTATTAACCTGACATTATGAATATCTAACGCTTCATGTTCTTTCACAGACGTTATCTGCGTGGAATCATTGATACCACCAACATTCTTCCCAAACTCCACTCTTTGCATTTGGAGGTTGTTAGCCATAAATATATCCCTTTATTTCTTTACACCCTTTCACTACTTCTTCAAAGGTGTCGTAATCAATCGCTTGTTCAGCATCGGAAACAGATTCGTCAGGGTTAGGGTGTACTTCACATAATACTCCATCTGCCCCTGCTGCTATTCCTGCTCTCGCAAGTCTAGGAACTAACTTTCTATCTCCACTGCCATGAGAAGGATCAGCTACTATTTTCAATGCAGTATATTCTTTTATCATCGCAATAAACGAAGCAGAGAAACTCCACCTACAATGGTCTTCAAAGCTAACCATTCCTCTTTCGCATATTGCTACATCTTCTGCTCCATGTTGAAGCAAATACTCTATAGCCCCAAGCGTTTCATCGACTGTCATCCATGAACCACGCTTTAATAATACTTTCTTTCCATAAGAAGCTATCGCTTTCAACAACGGATAATGTTGTGCATGACGCATACCTATTTGTATCCAGTCTGCATCGGTAACGTGTTGCATATCTGGTGCATCCATCACTTCCACTATCCAAGGAAGTTTGTTTCCACTTGCTGCTGTTGAAAGAGATAGTGATCTATCTGCTACAAATCCACTATTCTCCATAGGGTACGTTCCATATATATAACAACCACCTCGTAACATAGTTGCACCTGCTTGTCGTACCTTACAAGCTATGGCATATATCTGTTCCAAATTCTCTATGGAACATGGTCCTGCAATGAAATTTAACTCTGGTGCTTCTTTCTCTTGATAGGAACGTACTAAAGGGTATTTTGCATCAGGTCCGAATAACTTCGCTAACCTGGACATGACATACTCCCCTCATGTCGTTCATAATTGTAAATGGGTTTCTCTGTTCTGACTAATCCCCATTTTGATGTGGCAGTTCCAAAAACTTCATTAGATATCTTGCGAACAATAGACTCTCCATCATTGATAGGTTCTTCTTCGTTGTACCCACAAACTTCTTGCAATAGACTTGTCTGTATTGCTAACCCTGCTCCCATTACTTTGTCAGGATTATCTTCATCCCAATGTCCTTGCACTCCTATAATAGGTTTGTCAGAGTGTTGCTCTATTGTATTTACAAAGTGCCACAAAGCTTGAGGATCCAGGTAATCATCAGCATCTAACCTGACTATCCAATTTCCTTTCGCTAATGCTATTGCTGCGTTGGCTGCTGCTCCCAACGTATGATATTCACCACCTATTATCTTTCTACCAAATACGCCAGTGCTTTTATACACATCGCCTTCATTCATCCAACTGGGAAACGAAGTACCATTCGCTATCAGTATCGTTTCAAATGAAGTAAACGACTGAGCATCTAAGGAACGTAACGCATCTTTTGCTTTAATAGCATAACCATAAGTATGAAACGGAATATAGACTGTGAAGAATGGGTTCATCGCACTGTTTCCTTTGACTTTTGATAATCTAAATACTCGATAACGTGATCGAGACAAAATGGCGGCGAATGATTACTATGCAAATCAGAGAATAACTCTCTTAATTTTTTCAAGTCTTTATATTCGTTTAACTCATAGTTGAAACGTCTTCTATGTTTTTTATCTACCTCTACTTCATGTACCTTAAATACAGTCTTATCTTTTAATATCTTTCCTATATACTCTGTTTCGGAATCTATTTTCATCAATTCCAGTAATGCGTTCCTAGAAATTACTTCGCAGTCAAACCCCCTAGGTAACTTTGGTATATGCGTAAAGTCTGCTTCATTCTCTATGTGCTCCCTCACTGCCCTTTTAAGATAGTCAGGGTCTACTAATATATCGTCTGCGGTAACTCTCACTATATGGTCTGCATTGTTTAACTCTGCCACTGACCATAGCCTTTTAGGTATCTCTACCGCACCATAGAAAGCCTCTAATTCATAATGTTCACAAAACATTTGTAAAGGTTTATCGGTATCTCTATTGGTAGTAGCAACAATAACTTTCATTTCAGTGAGAAACAATCTATCCAACAAATGACTTAAAGCACAACCACCTGTGATAGGCATTAACACTTTGCCATACAAACGTCTTGAATCCATTCTTGCCTGTACTACAATGGGG